TTTAGTCCCTCAACAACAGTAGCCCAAGCATTGATCTGTTCGTCGCACTGACCGGGATAACGCAGATTGTCAGGCTGCTGCGATACACCTTGGGCTAAGTTAGGTACGCTATTTACTAACAGAGGCATTACCTGTCAAGCACACGCATTACGCTGTAGTTATCAAAGATAGTACGGTCTGCATTCTCGGAGTCGCTATCAATAGCCCGTGCTTTCGCTTCCACTTCGTCCCGTAGTGCAAATCCTTCGATCTCACGACTACCAAGAAAACGATTACTGAATATACGTGCAGCTTTAATAGTGATGTAGTTTCTAAATTGTTCAGGTATTTCTGTAAAGTCTAACTGAAAAGTAACAGAGGCTTTTACCTCTTTTGTCCAGACGTCAGTGTGATTCTTCCTGTCGTATAAAGTATTACCACGTTGTACAGGATCGACGTCTGTATATATCTGTGGGTCTAAGTCTATGGTTAACACGTTGCTAGGTAAAGTAATCTTACTGTTAGTCGCATCAGGAGTGAATGGATATTCGTGCTCCGTGTTAAAGTGCCAACCTTCTGACTGTACGGCTCTACTCGTTTCGTCTAACACATTCTCTGCTTGAACCACAGTAATCGGAACAGCAGTACCTCCTAACGTGTTAACGGGTGCTTCGCCTATAACGGCAATCATTGTGTTTACCGCTTCGAGTTTAGTTGTAAGAGCCATTGTAATAAAGGTTTCGGTAGAAGGGAGCGGAACGAATCACAGACCTCCCAACACCGAGAGAGTGGTTACTTCTGAAGTTCGATAGCACACTCAGGACGGAGAACTCCGTGACCCATAGCATACTTCGCAACGAAAAGCGTACCTTGACGCTCAATTTGGTACTCAGATTCAGTAGCCAAGTCGAGCAGTTTAACTGTTCCAACAGCAGCGGAATGAGAAACGATACCAAGCGTGTTAGTAAAGTTTCCGTTGTATCCTACACCACTACCACCGAACACGTCGTTAGCAGCTTCTCCGTCACCAGAGGAAACAGCAGACAAGTCAGTTGATGGGATGTGGTTGGATTTGTAGATAGTGATACCAGCTACTTGTGGGATTGATCCAGAAGCGATGCTTCCTAAACCTCCGACGTCTTTATTGACAGCAGAAGTAGAGATAGCGAGCGTTCCTGCACCACCAGTGATTAACTTGTAATACTCTTGAGGACGAAGAACTGCGAAACGACCGTCACTAGGAACATCGTTTTCGTCGAGCTTCTGAGCTGCGGTAAAGAGAGCAGCTGTTAATTCAGCACCTGTAGGATCAGTGTTGTCTGCGTCGTCGCTTGAGTCACTTACGTCACCCATTGCATTAGCAGAAACATCAAGGATACCACCAGTCTTACCACCAGTTACGGCAGCAGCAGAACGAGCAGCAGCGATGAATACTTTAGCAAGAGCAGTATCGAAACGAACAGCAAGAGCTTTACCCAACTCGTTAGCGTAGACGCTGCGGATGTCGTAGTGGTTCTTTACGTCGTCGATGTTGCTTAAGAAAGTAGAAGCCAAAAGCATCTTGTCGATAGTGATGACTTTCTCAGCTTTCTTGATGTCGCTAAGGTAGCTGTTTCCAGCGTCAGCGATGTTTTCACCGGGTGTGTGATAAGCAGCACTAGCGATTCCTGTTACAGGGAACTGAGCTGATTTACCGTTTTCGATTGTGCGAACAGTGTGAAGTGCTTTAAAGATGTTTGACTCTTCGAAGGTTTGCAGAATCTCTCCGCTAAACTTTTTAAGAAACAACGCATCTGCATCACCAGCACTATTAATCTGTCCTACACGTGAGGGGGATGTATCTCCATTAGCCATGATATATTTTCTCCTTTATGTTGTAGTTATTTATAGTTGTAGTTATTAGTTGGTTGACTTTCACTTCGTTCGTTCGCACAGGATTGTCCTCCGCAGAGGGTCGAGGGACTAGTAGTCGCTAGTTGTCTAATTAAATATGTTACCGATTACTATAAGACCAACAAATGCACCAATTGTCAACACTAGGACTTTCTGACGTGGTGGTAGATCGTTGTAGATTCTAAGTAATCTTTCTATTTGATATTTCATCTTTTGCTTTCTTGTGTACGTATCTCGTATATATGATTGGTATGACATTCCACAAGACTACACCGATAAGGCACAGCTTTAGCAAGCCATAAATTTCATTCAACATACCGTCAAAAAACCCGTTATCCATTGACGCATCTAGTTGATTATTAACGAGTTGCTTAATATCTCCTTCACTTAACGCCTTAACTTGTTCCGTTAAATGTTTGTTTTCTTCCATGTATTTGGCTGTTTCTCCCACACCCCAACCAAGTGCAGCACCTCCCGCAGCGGGCCCCGGTCCTCCTAAACTACCTACTGCTGCTCCACCCGTAGCTCCGAGAGCCGGATAAAATGATGCCTTGGAACAACCCGCAAAACTCCCCATAACCGATAAAAGGAAGAAAACCAAAGCGAGTCGTCCAAGGCATCTGTTCACCTTACTTATTATGAATGAAAGACATTATATATTACTCACAGCCAGTCGTCTGTCAATCTCTTGATGATAAGCTTTGTCACCACTACGATAACGTGGGTCAGACTGTGCTCGTGCTAATTCTTGCATACTCTTAAACGGCATGGTTGATGAACCACTAACCGCACCTTGTGTAAGCTTAGGCTTTGCACCTACTTCGTTTTGATAACGTGCGTACAGTCCTTGAACTGCTAACTTAGCCATATTCATGTCGGAATTATTAATAGTATTATTTATAGCATTTAATTCCTCTTGTGGTAAGTTTTCATTGGCCCACTCTACCATTGATTCGTAATTACCCTGAGTTAAACTATTCAATTCCCCCTGCTGCTTTTCAGCTAGAGCCGCCATACCTTCAGCATAGCTATCAACAATGTGCTTAGGGTATCCGGCTTTCTCTAAAGCGTTATAAGTTTCCTCACTAAGTTGACCGTCGTTAGACCAAAACTCTTTACTCGCTTCTTCAAGAACTTGAGATGCTTCACTAGTGTTCTCTTCACTTTGTTCCGTTTCGTCCTCAGCTTTCTCTTCAACTTGTTCAGCTTCTGCTTCATCTTCTTTAGGAGCTTGTCCAAGTTTCTTCTCAAGCTCACTATAAGCGTTCGCCATGTCTTCCGCTGACTTGAACTTCTCAGGTAACCATTCAGGACGTTCTTCCGTCGGTGCTTGTTCTTCCGTAGTCTCAGCAACTTCGTCAGTCTGAGCTGCTTCGGGTTCGATCTCATTCGGTGCTTTTTCGTTAATCTCTACTCGGTGTAGTTCTGCCATAGTTTGTTATTCCTCGGTAGGTTGTTGTTGTTGACTTGCCATGTACTGCTCCTGTGCAGCATTGATAGCGGGTGCTACGGCAGGGCTTCCCAACTTCATCATCATCTCTTGTTGTTGTTGCATCTGCATAGCTTGTTGAATCTCTTCTTCCGTCTTGATCAGTCCCTCAGTTTCTATACCAAGAGCAGTAGCACGACGCTTGAAGTAATCAGATACGTTAAGATATTGATTGACTGCTTGTGGTCCTACTACCTGATTAGCACCAGCAAGAAACATATCAAGACGATTAAGATCATTACCACGACCCAATGCTTCCACACCAGTAACGATGGTAGGTTTAACAATATCCTTGGGTAGCTTAGGTAGTCGTTTCTCTTTGGACATACGATCCATTAAACGAGTGACGATAGGCAGTTGCATCTCCTGAGCTAAGAGAGAGTAGAGACCACCGAGGGCAGCTTCAAGCTCTTGGCTTAACATCCGTATCTCCTCGGCAGTCACTCTCTCGGCATCTCTAACAACCCCCGATGTCAGTAGAAAGGCTTGGCTCAATCGATCTGTTATACCAGCCATTGTAGTCTGTGCTGTCCGTAGATCGTTGAACTTATTAAGTTGTAAGACGGAGACGTCTCCTTCAGACCCTTGCACAATCGCACCGTTAGGAGCTTCAGCCAGTGTCCTTGCCCGTGTCGTTCCGTTAGGATTGACCATGAACAATACCTTAGCTGCTGCTGCACTAGCTTCTACGATTGATTTAGTTAACGACTCCAACGAGCGGATGTCTCCGATATATTCTTCAACAAACCCACGTCCGTAGTCTTCTCCGTCTATTTGAGTGTAACGCAAGGGTAGCCACGGGGACTTTTCTAACGGATAACGTCCTACGCTTTCCTCGATAAGCATTCCCTTTACGTCTTGATACACTTTAAATTCATCATCTTCACGCACGATAGCAGTGTACAAATCACACGTGTTTTCTTTCTCTTGTCTGTACACTTCTTCCCGTACCGACTCAGGTAACATCATAGGTGCTACTGTTTCTTTCACAGCTATGTGCGTAACGTTACCCATTGGATCACGCTTAACAACGTAACGATCCAACTTAAACGTTCTCATACCTCCTTCATCCGGTAAGTATAACAAAGCGTTACCCGTGATTAACAAGTTCTTTAACGCTTGGAATATACCGTTCCTAAAGTTCTGTACTTCTACTTCCTGTGATACACTACGTTCCACATCAGCCAGTGCTTTCTCTAAGTCTGTACGCAGTTGCTCTGCACCCTCTTGCCCCAGTTCAGCTTTCGCTTTGTCTAGTTCGTATCTATCTATAACAAGACGAAAGAACGGAGCGTTCGGTGGTAGTAAAGCTAACAATAACTTAGACGATAGATTCAGAACACCACGTGCTCCGATGCCTTGATACGGTGTGTAGTATTTAGTGGCGTAGTTGTGCCCGTCAGGAGGTAGTACATAGGGTAGGGTTAACTCTGACGATTGACGTCCTCTGTCTAAAAACGACCACCGCTGATTCTCCAACGAATGGTATAACCCTTGTGCTGTCTCGTGCATAACTCTTAAATAGGATCGTCAGATGACCACTCTTCGTTAGCTAGTATAGTCAACATCTCAGAGCGATCATAGGCAGTCTTACCCTCCAAAAAGCTAGGAGTGTCGCCCTCGTACTTAACAAAGGTCTGTGTGCCAG